ACGAGAACTGGGACATCGTGACCATGTTCTTGCGTATGCAGACTCAATGGACCGTCAGCATGGCTGGATACGTTGGATTGAAATATGAGGTCTTGCTGGTTCCCGGGGGGCTTTTTGACCTATATGATGTGGAGAACCGTCGCGAAGTGTTAGAGGGCCTCCAAGCCATGGAATCCGCAGCACTACGCGAATTCAGCAAGAAGGCAGATGGTTAAAACTGTTGGCGACCTTCTAATCAAGCTGGGCGTTGACGGCATTGAGGGCGTAAACGCTTTAAAGGGATCTCTGCGACAGCTTTCCCAGGCAACCAAGTTTTCTGACAAGGACATTGAAAAATTAACGACTGGAATTAAAAATTATTCCAGAGTCGTTGGCGCAAGTGAAAAGACACTCAGGGGTCAGATAGCAGCCCTTAGAGGGGTAAGAGAGCAGGCGCGGATTGGAGGCAAGGCTTACAACGACCTTTCCAGAGACATTGAACGTTATGAAAAAAGATTAAAGTCTGCAGGCAACACATCCGAAGAGACTGGCAAAAAGATACTCAGTGCTGCCCAAATTTTAGCTCAGTTCCCAGCAAGAAAGCCTTCTGCATTCAGCACTCAGATAAATCAGTTAAACAAAGACCTGTCTGACTTGAAGGTCAATACTGACGCATATGTTCTTCAGCTGCGCAAAATACAAGAGCGTGAGGACTCTTTTAGGCAAGCTCAGGCGCGTCAAAGCGTCATTGCTCGTGCGCAGACAGCTGCTGGTCCGGTAGTCGACCCTAGGGCAGCAATTACCATTAGCACCGCCCTGCCTAAAACAACAGCTGCTCTGTCACTGAGGGTCTCAGAGCTTAGAGAAAATCTCCAAAACCTAGATTTTACAAGCAATCAATACCGAGACACTCAGCGAGAAATTCTTAGTATTGAAAAACAACTTGCAGACGCAACAAATCAACGAACAGAAGCGATCAAAGGTGTTACTGAACAGCAGCGAAGAGCTGAGCAATTAGCCGAGCGTTCACGCGGTAGAAAGCAACGATTGCTTGCCAACCAAGCATCTGCAGATGCTGAATACAACGCTGCTTTAGGCGCTCACATCACTGCACCAGTGATGCCTACTCGCCAACTAAGCAACCTGTACCAGTCAATTGGTCAGGTCTCTGCGGCGGGGATGGCTCGCGAGGTTGAAATGATGGGCAACAGCTATCGCAAGGTGGCTGCTGACATTAATGTTGCTGCTCGCGCTGGCGGCAACAGTATTAAAAGCCTCCAAGGGCAGAGAGTTGCTTTTGACAGCTTAAGAAATGTACTTGATCCGACTAGTCGTGAGTTCCGTCAAGTATCAGGGCAAATTCAAACTCTTGACAAACGACTTGGAAGACTTACCCGAACCACAAGTCGTTTCAGCAAGGCAAACCTTCTTCAAGGCGCTGGAGCTGTTGCTTCTTCTGCCATTTTTGGTGGGCCTCTTGGTGCGCTTGGATCGCTTGTAGGTTTTGGGGTTGGTGGCCCAGGTGGAGCAGCTCTAGGTGGTGGACTTGGTGCTTCCGCAAACATTCTTGTTGACTATGGCCGTCAAATCGCAGAAATCAACACTCAACTAAATCTTTCCAAGCAAACACTGGCGCTTGCTTCAAACGGCCAGGAGGAATACAACACGCTTCTTCAGGTTGCTAGAAATATTAGTAGTGATTACGCCGTAAGCCTTAAGGAGACGATTGGCGGCTTCTCTCAAGTTGCTGTTGCTGCTAGGGCGAACAATTTAACATTTAAGGAGACAGAAACTATTTTCAGAGGCTTGGTTTCTTCTGGAATTGCTTTTGGCAAATCTCAACAAGATATTGATGCGATTGTAAGAGCAACTGTTCAGGTGCTAAGTAAGGGAAAGTTGAGCGCAGAAGAACTCCAAGGTCAAATTGGTGAAAGACTGCCTGGTGCTGTTGCAAAATTTGCTGAGGCTACTGGTAGATCTTTGCCGCAACTTGCTAAAGACTTAAAGGCCGGTACTGTTCAAATTTCTGACTTTGTTGACTTCTCCAAGAAGCAATTGTTTGACTACGACAAGGTTGCTAAGTTAATTGCTACTGGCCCAGAAAAAGCTGGCGCACGACTGAAGCTTGCGCTCGAAGAGTCGGCAGAAAACTATGGAGGCTTCTTCCAGAGAGTCGGCGCTAAGTTCCAAGACTTTGGCACTAATTTGCTTAATTTCTTTAACGACAATCAAGAAACTATTCAAAATTTTGTTATTGATTCAATTATTGCTTTTAAAAATCTGGCGCTTGAGGTCAAGCTTGCGTTTGAGGACATCAAACAAAGCATTCTTTTCTTGAAACCAGTTTTAGATGCATTTACCACAGGTATTGATGTAGTTGGCAAGGCTAACAGGCGTCAAAGGGCGCTGCAGGCTGCTGGTTTTGATGATCAAAAAACCAGGGAAGAGGTAAGAGAGTCTGTAGGCAAGTACTACAGTCCAATTTTTCAACGGAATAGGTTTCTTGAAGAGTTTCTTAGAGAATTTAACTACCGGAAGGGGCAAGCCGTTCGAAAGGGCGAGCAGATTCTGCGTGAGCAGACTGGTGACACTGTTCCAGGTAGAGAAGCGCTACGAAAGCAGTATTTTGGAGACTATATCCCTTATGCCTTAGGCCAATATACCCCTGACACCAAGCCAGGTGGCACCAAGCCAGATGGCAGCCCAGATCCCACTGGAGGCGTAGACGCTGACAAAGATATCAGCAATGCAGTGCTGGACGCAAAACTCAACGCGATGCGTGAGGTTATAACTCTTGCCGATGTCGAGGCCAAGCTTGCCAACGATTTGCTGCAAATAAGTCTTCAGGACTTGAAGGCTAACGAAGAGATCCTGGCCGAAGCAGAGGCGCACAATCAAGCTGAGCAAACGCGCATTCAGATTGAAAAACAATTGCGTGATTTAGAAGCCAATATGATTGCGCAACAAAACAAGGCATTGTTCACTCTTGGCGAGATTACTGAAGAAGAGTATGAACAGCGCGAACTGGAGCGCTTGAAAGCTGAGCTTCAAGAACAGTTCTTAACTTCTCTTATGCTGGAAAAATATACACGAGAAGAGATCGAAGATATTATTGAGAAAATTCTTGAAAGCCAAAAAACCGTGGCTGACGAGAGTAAAAGTTTTGCTGAGCAATTCGGCGAAGGCATAAAAAGCATGGGTGACTTAACGACCAACCTTGCCAATGTTTCAGTAAATGCGTTTAGCTCGATGGGCGATAAGCTTGCGGAATTTGTAACAACAGGAAAAGCTAATTTTAAAGACTTTGCGCGATCACTTCTCGCGGATTTGTCGAAAGTTTTCATCAAGTTTGCGATGTTTCAGGCTATTGGAGCCCTTGTCCCAGGATTAGGACCATTTATGGGCTTAGCGTCTAAAGGTGCTGTGATTGGTGGCACAGGAGGCCCACCAACGACCATGCCAGATTCAGTCAGCTTGATGGCAGCCAACGGCATGGCTTTTGCCAAGAACAAGATTGTTCCATATGCCAAGGGTGGAATTGTCAAAAAGCCCACGTTCTTTCAGTACGCAAATGGTGGCTCTGGGAACTTCGGCTTGATGGGAGAGGCTGGTCCTGAAGCGATCATGCCACTACGTCGCGGTCGCAATGGCAAGCTTGGAGTTGAGTCTTCTGGTGGAGTTGGTAACGTGGTTGTGAACGTTGACGCATCAGGATCTAGTGTGCAAGGAAGCCAGCCCAATGCAAAGGCTCTTGGCAATGCCATTGGGGCAGCGGTTCAAGCTGAGTTGGTAAGGCAAAAACGCCCAGGAGGCTTGCTTAGCTAATGGAAACTTTCACTCACGTCCCTGATTATGGCGCTAGCAAAAAGTCACAGCCTAACGTGCGTAATTCTCAGTTTGGCTCTGGCTACTCACAAAGAGTAAGCTTTGGCCTCAATCAAGACCTTAAGGTTTGGTCATTGTCTTGGGAAAATAGATCTGAAAACGATGCTAACAGTATTGAAGATTTCTTAGAAAGACAAAAAGGGGTTTTGGCTTTTTTCTGGTCACCACCAGACGAGTCCACGACTTACAAATGGATCTGTCAGGACTGGACTAAGACCATGCCATACTCAAATTTGTTCAATATTAGCGCTACTTTTGTACAGGTTTCTGATCCGTAATGTCTTTCCCTTATTACAACGATGACGGAACAAAGTCAGAAAACGCCTGGAAAGCGGGCGAATTCTATGGCGTCGGAAAAGTTGTAAGAGCATCACCCCAAAAAAGTCATACGCTCGCCTTTAGGTGCATTGTTGCAGGCACGTCTGGAGACACAGAACCTGCATTCCCAAGGCAAATAACTGAAACTGTTCAAGACAACGGAATAACTTGGGAGGCGTTTGAGCCATTAGCAGAGCAGCTGCTGGCACTAGCCCCTACGGCAGTCATCGATCTTTTTGAGGTTGTGCTGACAAAAGCAGTTAACACTTCCGACAGAGTCGTGTGGCCTTTTAGCGAAGAAGAAGAAACCTTGAGATATCATGCTGGAACAAACGATTTATTATCTACGATAAGGTTTAATAAACAACTATATCCTGCAGTACCAGTAGAAGTCGATGGTTTCAGTTTCTCGTCTCAAGGAACGTTGCCTCGCCCCACTTTAAAAGTAGCCAACGCAAACAATGCAATTAGTACGTTGTTGCGTCAGTGCAATCCGCTGCACGCTCAAGTAAGGCGAATAAGAACGTTTGCTAAATTCCTTGACACCGAGAATTTTAATCGGACACAGTCCTCTGAAACAGAAGACAGCAACACTGTGACGACACAAGGCGGCGACAACGTGGTGTACCAAGGGACTAATGACACAGCAGATCCAGACGCAAAAATTATAGAGACTTGGTATATCGACAGAGTATCTAGCGAAAATCTGCAGTTTGTTGAGTTTGAACTTGTAGCGAGACTTGACTTAACAAATTTACTTCTTCCGCGCAGGACTGTTTCTGAATTTTGCCCATGGAAATACAGACAAGAGGAGTGTGGCTACGTTGGAGATGCTTGCTTTACTGTTGACGATAGGCAACTTCCACCTGTCCCAGAATCTTTTCCTCAAGATGTGTGCGGCAAAAGATTATCAAGTTGCAAGCTTAGGTTCCCAGAAAGGGTACGTACTGATGACCCTGAATCACTTCCTTTTGGGGGTTTCCCTGGTGCAAGACTTCAGGCTTGACGCTATAAAGCACGCAAAGCGAGAGCTGCCAAAAGAATCGGCTGGCTTGGTTGTAAGCGGCGCTTACTTCCCTTGCAGAAACATCGCGTTTGACCCTGAAAATGATTTTGCAATAAATCCAGTGGATTACGCACGCGCTATGTTCGCTGGAACGATTGAAGCCGTGGTGCATTCGCACCCAAAAGGCACTCCCCCTAGCCAGTTAGATCGCAATGCCTGCAGTCAAACTAAATTGCCTTGGTACATTTATTCAGTACCTGACGAGCAATGG